GAATAGATTTTCCACTAATAATGGAAACTACTTTGTTCGCATCTGATTTTGCCTTTGTGACATCGGTTGCGTAGGAATAGTTATATACCCCTATCGGGATATTATTATTTTTGCAACCATCATAATTTTTGTCAAATGCAGATTCTTTTGAACCGCTCTTGTCAATTACTTTCAGTATGGCAAATTCACAACCACTTGTTTTTACTTTCTTCCAATCGATCGTTTCTTGCCACTTCGCCACGTCAATTCCTCTTTTTTCGCTCATTTCAAACTCCTTTCAAACTGTTTGACTACTCTGATTTTTTTAATTCTTCTAATAAAATTTGTGCCTTTTTCGCTTTTTCCGTGAAACTGTTGTTATACCACCAATTCGCCACGATTATTCCAATTTCAATTGCGTATTCTAGGAATATGGAAATTTCCGATTCCGATACGTTTATGATTGATTTTCCGTTTGCTTTTAGAATCATGTTAATAATTACAATAACCATTGCTACAGTTCTGACTATAGTCCATTTTGAGATTTTGGTTTTATTTTCTGTGTTCATTTTTATCCTTTCTTAGTGCTTAAACACAAGTTTATTTTTTATTATATCCAACAATTTTCAATGCATTAAATCCAGTAATATCATTTATACGTACACTTGTTGCGGATGCAAATTTAAACCTAATGAAAGTATTGTTGAAAAATGTCAATGCTTGTTCTTCGTTTGCACCAGTATATAGCAGTAATTGGTCTGTCGGAATCTTTCTGGATGATTTTGACGAACCACTAGAATTTGCCTCAACATATATCTCGTGGTAATTGTGGATGCTTTCTGACAGTGTATACGTTGTATTTGCAACTACAGAACCGTTAAATAATGTCACACCAGATGCATTTACATTGGTTAAACTTGTGTTTATCGCATCAGTTTCAGTTTTAATCTTTCCAAATTCCGAATTTAAATTAGCAGCATCCGGCTTCGTTCCCTCTGCAAATACTGTTCCCTCGATTCCATCAGGTCTTGAAATATCAAACGTATTAGCCATTCCGCTAACCGCAACAGACATTCTTCTTCCTGGAAACTCAACCGACCTATCAACAAACGTTGTTGGTAAATATGCCATCCTATATTCCCTCTCTTTCTTCTAGTGCTTGTACTCGTTCTTCCAGTGTCTTTTTTCTAACAGTTATCGATTGTATATTGTTTGTAATTTCTACCATTCCACTTGATACTTCGCCGGCCGAAACATAAACGATAAAACCTTGATATGTTTGAATTAAAATATCATTCACATAATATTCAATTTTTGAAATATTTTCTGCTTGTGTGAATTTCGTGATTAACTCGCTTAAATTCATTTTCAAAAACTTGATTGTTAGATAATTGTTGCTGTCTGAAATGTCGTAAATTTCTAATTCCGACAAGTCATAAAATCTTATCTTTTTAATATCTGCCATTAAATTAATCCCCACTCTCCGCAATAAAACTCGCCACAGTATGACTTTGCTAATTCGTTTTCGTTAAATATTTTATCAGTATACCACAATAAATATTCAAGTTCGTTCCATTTCTTGAACGTGTTAAATGGTCGACTAGGCGAAATCTGTAACACATTATATGCTGTTTTAATTGAATCAACAGCGGTTTTCCATCTTGCATAGTCTGAAACCATTGGCAATTCTCCGACGAGCCATGTTTTAGGCGTAAATGCAATAGAAAAATAAGCTGATACTGTTTCTATATTGGATTCCAACCGGTTCAAATCGGTATAATTCATCAATCCTTTAGCGGTTAAATTGTCAACGTCAGATTGTGTTCTGTCATAAATTGTTGTCAACATCAGATTAACCCCCATTCTCCACAGTAGAACTCTCCGCAATAATTTGCTTCTGTAAATTCTTGATAATAACCACGTCCACTTGCACTAGAAACGAATCCGATTAAATTCGTAGACATTTTTTCGATTCCAGCAATATAATTTCCAAATCCATCAGTCGGATTTTCAATAATTGCAAAATTTCCGATATTTTCCGTATCGTTTACAAACTTACTTGAAATTGACAATCCCATCTGATAATATTCTAAAATAGCCTGTGCTTTTTCGTTTGCAAGAGTACAATCAACCAAAGTCGATGTAAAACTTTTTGCTTTCCGAATTTCTCCGCTTGCTATTTCTGCCAAAGAGTAGGTTGTTTCGATTTCTTGCGAATCGTATTTGTTACCTGTGATGATTATATCACTATCAGCAACCAGTGTCAAAACGCAATAGTAAGTGTGCTGTGACGTAATCGTGCCGATATTAACGGTTAAATTCGCCACAGGGTTAGTAAACTCGATAGTATGAGTTCCAGCCTTGTATGATGCCTTTAAAATCTGCACAGACGTAGTATTTAAGACATAGTTGTTATATTTAATGGAAATATCCGATATATATTCGTTTTTTGTCGGAATCGTTGAAAACTTGCGACTTTTTCCGATAGTAGATTGAACGGTTTTGACTTGTTTTTTAATGTTTATAAATCCGTTTAATGTATCGCATATCGAACCACAAGCAAATAAAATTTCTCTTAGTGCTTTCCGACACGTCATTTTTTTGAGCGTTCCACATAGCAGAGTGTCGTAAGTGACAGAATCTATCACATAACTAGTAATTCCAGCGGTTAGAAAAATTGAATCCATGATTAACCCAGCCTTTTTATTAACGTAAACTTCCCCGTTTATAAAATTGAAATTATCCAACAATCCAATCTGACCTACATTTGATAATTTAACTGTGTTGTTTTCGACCGAGAATTTATCTAAATACCATTCTCCTAATTGAGAAACCACTCCATCTTTATTCCTAAATGGCAACAACTTTTGATTCCGTTGAAAAATTGTGTGTAATCCATTTGTATTTCCTAAGTTAAAATCATTGTTTTTATCCATAATTTCAACTGTCATGGAATCGCTTGTAATTTTATCGGAAATCGGATCAATTTCTGACACAATAGAACCTGATTTTATCACATCTTCGCCAAATAAGAACTCTCTGCCATATTCAATATAATACATTTTCACATAATGGAACGGTAATGCTTTCGTAAATTCAATCGTGACTTTTCGATAATTATCCACTTTATTTAGTGCGATATATTTTAAACTGTTTGGAACAAAAGTCTTTTCTGAAATCTGTAAATTGCTAGAATTATACCATTTTATTACCATTTCTAGTGGATATGATTCCGAGAAATGCAATGTTAAGCCTACCGATGAATGATTTGTGTCAAACTGAATCGTCATTAGTGGATTGCTTGTAAAATTACCGCTTGCATCAGATAAAACATTCGACCAAAACGCAATATCTGTCGGAGTATCAGGCATTTCCTCAAAAGTTCCGTCTAAAACTGTGAAATCCTCTTCCAATGTCATGTATTTTTTAGGAACAGCACCACTTTTCAGCAGTGCCAGGTTCCCAAATGTTTGATTAAATGTTGTAGTTTCAGCAGCATCAGCAAGGGCGGTAGTATCAAATTGGTTATATTGGATGTAAAATTGATTTATCATACATAGTCCTTTCCGTATAAAATCGGTTCTACGGCTTTTAGGTTACAAGTCAACGCTTTAAAATGCGTTCCATCTGTTAATTCTACATCAACTGTATCTTTTACACCAGATATGTACCATTTTGAAGTTCCGTATTTATTCGATATTGGGAGAGAAACCACATGAAATGGTATCGGCTTTATCAGTACATCTATCAGTGAATCGTATGTTGCCACATCGTCCAACGTTCCAAAAACAACGCTGTCATGGTTCAGATACGTTCCAAGCACTTCACGATACAATCCACCATCTTCCGTCCTTTCTGCGGTCTTATCTAGTATATCAAATGAACGTGGAAGTTGTATAATTGGAATCGCATATTCAACTCCATCAATAACTGTTTTTTTGTCTATCATTTACACCACCCCCAACACTTCTGTATCTAAACCTTGTCTACTCATTTCGTTTAACAATGGCGCTAACAACGTCCTAGCCACTTCCGTTTCTCCGATTTTAAATATAATGCTACCACTTCCACCACTGTTATAGTTTGCCATAACCTCTGCCAATGCTTGCTTGATTGTTTCAAGTGGTGCTTCGACATTGGTACCGTTTTTTTGATCTCCGACAATTGACATAAATGGTTTGTTTGGTGGAAGAACCGCACCTTGTGCCAATTTAGGAATTGGAATGCTGCCGAAATTAACTTTGTCGAATTTATCAGCGGTATATCCTAATCTAACTGCACTTGGAAGTGAATTGAATTTGTCAACAATCGAATTCGCACCATCTACAACGAAATTAATCATGGATTCAAAACCGTCTATGATGTTGTTTAGCACTCCGACAATCCAACCAACTATTCCGCCAAATCCAGCTTTTAATCCGTCTTGCATCGTCTTGCCTACCATCGTCCATTTTTCAATACTAAACCATGGTGCTATCACTGTATCTTGCAACGTTGTGAACATTGTTTCGAACCATGTAATAATTGAGACACCAAAATCTTCCAAACCCAACAAGAATCCCTCTATTATATACATTCCTATTTCATAAAATAAAGTAGATGGACTATGGATTCCAAATAATTCTAAGATATTAAAGATTAAGTTTGTAAATGGTAACAACAACAATCCCAGTCCGGCTGTAATTCCATTTAGCAATCCGAGAACAATATTTAATCCAACCTGTTCTCCGTTAAACGCAAGAATAAAATTATTTCCAGCTTCGCTAAACCATGCAGACACGTTTTTCAACGAAAACAGATCTTTGAATATAGTCCCCAATGCTTTACCAATTGTTGCATTTGCATCATATCCGAATAATTGCTGTGTGATTCCGTCAAATATTCCGCCTATAAAGTTCGGAATTGCCAACAAAACAAAATTCTGAATCGCAACTCCAACTCCATCAATAATTGATAAATAATCAATACTTGCAAGTCCTGTTCCGATACCCTCGCCTACACCATCCCAATCGAAATTCTCAATTGCGGTATTGATAAAGTCCAATGCACCCGTTACACCATCAGAAATCGTATTCCCTGTCAGTTCCCAATCAATAGTAGAAAATGTTCCATTTAACAATTCAGCAAATGATGTTCCAGCTCTTTTAAAATCAAAATTGCTTATAAATCCATAAACGGAACTCAATGCTGTATTAACACTTTCTCCTATACTCTTGCCGATCAAACTCCAATCTATATCCTTGATTGCACCATTCAAAAACGTTGCTATTGCTTTTCCAGCTTTGTAAGCGTTTTCTTTTATAACATCCCAATCAATATCAGCCAACATGGAATTAACAGCCTTTGCGAATTCTTCCCCTAAAAAAGTAAAATCTGCATCTGTTTTCCATGCTTGTTTTATTCTTTCAAGAAATGCCATCATTTGTTTTTCAAGGTCTGTTAGTTGCTGGACCGTCTTGTCTGTATTGACTACACCGCCACCACCACCTGTTGTTCCTCCTGTTGAAGCTCCACCGCCAGCACCGCTTGCTGATTCACTTGACAAAACATTAATATCGTCGAAAAATGCAAGCTGTTTTTTTAGTGCTTTGTTTGTTTCATTCGTAGCACTTGCAACGTCTTCTTGCGAACTTGCTGTGTCCTCAACATATCCTGCGGTCGTTCCTGCCACTGTCGATTGTTCCACTTGCCAACCGAAAATATTCGCCATTGCGTTTCCAAGATTAATTGCTGTAATTAAGAGATTATTCAAAACTGTTACGACAGGCGTTAAAACTTGAATTAATCTACCGCCCACTAATGTTAGAAACTCTTTCCATAATTCAGATAAAATACGTGTTTGATTCGCCCAACTTCCTTGTGTTCTGACAAAATCACCCTGTACCTGACTTGTAACGCCCATGATATAATTATATCGCAGCATTACTTTTTCCAACTGTGTCATTTTAGTAATTGATTGCGTTATGCCTTGATTTCTTGCGTATTCTTGCAGATTAACCTCTGTAATTAATATACCGTATCTTTTCAGCGTTTCCGTTTCGCCTGTAAAAACAGCGGTCAATGCGGTTCTTGCTTCGTCTTGCGACAGATTAAAAAACGATGCCATATCTGCTGATAATTGAGTTAATTCCATTGACATTTTTGCGGTTTCTTGCGATGTAAAACCCATTCCGTTAGCCATTGCACCAAATGCAGATGCGGTCTTTTTCGCTGTCAACTCAGATATACCCATTTTCTCAATGGAAGTATCAGCAAAATCATTAATTACTCCAGCCATTTCTCCAAATGCGACATCAACAACGTTTTGAACCTCTTGCAGATCACTTGCAAGTTTTACCGCTTCTTTTCCAAATTCAATTAATTTATAAACGGAAAACACAGCCGCAATCGTACCGCCTAATTTCAACAACGAATTATTTATTTTTCCGACACCACTCTGGATTGCGTTCGTGCCTGTTTTAATTCCATTTGTATCAACTTTTGTCCTGATTAAAATACTTCCATCAGCACTTGCCATAACTACCTCTTTCCCAACAATGCCCGAATTTCGTCTTGAATTGCATTCTGAACTTCTGTTGTGCCAGAATCAAACTTCTTCCCTAACAGAATTTCGTCTTTGTTGTTTTTAAATATTTCTTCTTCTTGCTTATCTAATTTTTTACCAAGATTCTTTTTATCTCGAATAGAAACATAAGTCGCAAACGTGCTTTCTCCTATTTCCATAAAATATGACATAAAACTCCACCAATGGATATTATCAAGTCGCACATCATGCCCTAGAACCTTGTTAATCGGTCGAATAATCAAATGTAAGTCTTTATCCCAACTATACACAGGCTTTTGCTTTTTTGTGCTTGTATTCGTCTTGTTGCAAGAAATAAATAACATCATTGTTTCAACGGCTTCTTGCATATCGGAAATCTTGATTTTGTCTGGTTCAATATAGAATTCGTCAAATGCAATTTCAATCTGTTCTTCTTCTAGTAAATCGGGGCAATCAAACGGTTTTATTACTTCTAAAATCGACTTATAATCGTGTTTGAAAAAATACTCTGTATCATTAATGATTGCTGATTGTGGCAAATTGTAATCTTTCCATTCTTTTCTCATACTTCCTCTTTAATTCTAAAAAAGGGCAGTGGATTTATTTCCACCACCCTCATAGGTTAATATTATTTTGTTGCCTTAAATTTTGCTTTTCTCTGTTTCGATGCTTTTTCGTAATACTTCCTGATTCCTGAAAAGAAATCATCGAACATTTCAAGAGTGCTTGCGTTGCCAAACAGAATTGCACTTGTTCCATCTCCATACACTCCATCGAGTGAAGTTTTGAAGTAATCCACAACTTCATCAAGCAATCTAACGTTTTCTTCTGGTGTTTCAATTAATTTCGCTCTTTCAGAATACTCAACCGATTTTGTCTTATAATCCTCAATCAAATCCGCAATCTTTCGTGCCGACTTAATATCTTCCGGATTAAATTTAAATACTCCCCTTGCTTCTTCATCATCATCAAGAATCTGAATTGCGATTTTACCAGTACTGATTTTTAGCTGTTCCATTCCGCTCTCCTTTTAAATCAATTTTTCAATTAAGTTTCTGGTGTAAATGTTACTGTGCTACCGATTGCGAATGCATTAACTGTTCCATAAGCGATTGTTCCGCCAAGATGGAAAGTTACTTCCTGGTCTACAAATGCATCACCGCCTAATGAAGTAGGCTCAACCGTTGAAGCTGGAAATCTATCTGCTTCATATGTTGAAGCCGCACCAACATATCCGTAAATTACAAGTAAGTCATATGCACCAAGATTTGACAAACGTCTACGTCTTACATCATTATGAAGTTTTACAAGGAAATCTGATCCACCAATCAAAGGCATTGTCATGTCCTGTGTTGGTTCTAATTTATTAATTCTAGTTCTTGTCACTCCGAGAATGTCAGTTGTTGTTTCCAAGTCAGGATTCATTGACATTGCGCTATCGTCAACACCTACTCCCAACAATTCCCAAACCGGTACAGCGTACGTTCCTGTGTTCGCACAAAGAACGAGCATTTTTCTTTCAATTTCCAAACCATCCGCTACATTAAAAGTTGTTGCATCTGCCATGATTTTATTACTCCTTTTCTACATATTCAATTCTAGCCATCAATATATACTTTGCAAGGTTTGTATCTTCAAATACTTGTGCCATATTTGCTGTATTTTGTAATGGTAGAATTCTGTATCTAGTTACGTTTGCCCCAAAGTTCGGGAAGTTCTTATTTTTCTGTTGTAAAACTAACCAATCGTTGAACCCATCAACACTATTTCTAGTTGTGGCATTGTTCGCATCGTTGTCATATCGGTCTAATGTTTCAACCGCTATAAAACCGAATGTGTACCATTTTTTCTTGTTTCCTACAATATCTTGCGAAACTTGGTAGTCTCCATAATCAGGAACCAAAGCCCTAAAACCTTGCACGCCCTCGATATTCTCAAATGACATTTTATTACCTGATAGGAATTG